GTGTTGGACGACGTGAGCGCTGATAATCAGCTGTCAGAGTACAAGCACGCGTTTATGCGGAACTCGGCGACTCCGAACATGGTCGTGTCGTTCGATCCGTCGATCACGAAGGAAGCGTTCGAAACGTTTGTGCAACGGATGGACGCGTCACATAAAGGCGTGGAGCGAGCATTCAAGACGTTGTATCTGGGCGGTGGCGCTGACGTGAAGGTTGTCGGCGCGAACTTCGACCAGTTGAATCTGAAAGCTGTCCAGGGCGCGGGTGAAACCAGGATCGCTGCTGCTGCAGGCGTGCCTGCGTCGTATCTCGGTATCAGCGAAGGTTTGGCTGGTTCGTCGTTGAACTCTGGCAACTATGTTGCGGCTCGACGCCGGTTCGCTGACGGAACGATTCGACCGTTGTGGCGTGCGGCTGCTGGAGCGCTCGAAACGTTGCTTGATCTTCCTGACCCGTCTGTGCGTTTGTGGTACGACGATCGCGATGTCGCGTTCTTGCAGGAGGACGTGAAAGATCTTGCTGATATCAAATCTAGTGAAGCGTTGACGATCGAGTCGTTGATTCGCGCGGGGTTCCAACCAGACAGCGTTGTGCAGGCGGTCACGTCCGGCAACTACACGGTGTTGGAGCACACTGGTTTGTATTCGGTGCAGTTGCAGCCGCCGACACCGGATCAGGAACCAGCAACTGATGGTGGTGGTAACTGATGGCTTTAGCAGGCGGATACGACATTGTCGCTGACCAGGGTGCAACCTATTCGCAGGTGTTCACTTGGAAAGATTCTGCTGGCGATCCGGTTTCGTTGGTTGGCTGGACTGGACGGATGCAGGTGCGTGATCTGACACCGACCGACACGTTGGTGTTGGAACTCACCACGTCGAATGATCGGATGACGTTGGGTGGGGCGGAAGGCACGATCACTCTGTCGGTTGCTGCGTCAGATATGGCTGATGTTGATTCTGGCCGATATGTGTACGACTTGGAGTTGGTGAACGGTTCGACGGTTGAACGGTTGGTGATGGGCAACTTCACTGTCCGTGGCGAGGTCACTAGATGAGCAACACGGTCAGTGTTAGTGAGACTCTGAACTCGGCGGTCGTCGTTGAGTCTGACAACACGGTTTCGGTTACGCAGTCTGATAATGCTGTGACGGTTACTGCTCCGGGTCCGCAGGGACCGGCACCGACAACGGAGACGTACACGGTGGGTGGTGGCACGTCTGGAACTCAGCCGACGTTCACCGGTGATCCGTTGTTTTACGGCCAGTATGTGCGTGTCGGTGATCTCGTCCACTTTGAGGTCCAGGTGGATTTTGACAACATCACGTCGTTCGGCACTGGTCAGTATTATGTGACGTTGCCGTTCAACTCGGCGCAAAGCGTCATGCTGCGAGCAGGATGTTTGCATGATGCGAGCGAGAGCCGTCAATATCACATCTCTGGGCATGTCGCATCCGGAGACAACGATCTGTGGCTCTTCACCACCGACGTGTCAGGTCAACGATTGAACGACTTCCCATTTGAACAAGGTGAACCGATTACTCTGACCACAGCAGACAACTTCCATATCGCAGGCGATTACATCGCCGAACCAGCGAGTTGAGACACTGATGCCGTACTTCATTGAATCCGACAACCCTGACTGTTCTGGTTGGGCGACCGTCAAGGACGACGGCGAGGTGATGGGTTGTCATCAGACGAAACAGGACGCGATCGATCAGATGGTCGCGTTGTCGATCGCTGAAGATGTGGAACCTGGCGGCGAACGTTCAGAAGCTCGCGAGCTTCCTGACAACTATCGACCAGCGTTATCGGACGACGTGCCGGAAGGCAGAGCGTGCGGCAACTGCGTGCATTACAACGAGAACGACGTGCAAGGCGACATGGCTTGGTGCGATCTGTGGGACGAGTATGTTCGCGGCGACTATTACTGCAACAGGTGGATGACCGAGGAAGCTCGAGCGCAACCAGGTTCTCTTGATGTTGACGCGTTGTCGGAACCGACGTCTGAATCGTCTCGCCAGGTGGACACTGATCCGCCGGACTATATTCGCGACGCTGCTTCTCGTGGTCTCGAACTTCGCGCTGAAGGTTTCGGCGGCGACGGTCTCACAGATAAAACGATTCGTGAAGCTCGCGATATGGCTGACGGCAATATCAGCGAAGACAAAATCGTTCGCGCTAACGCGTGGGCTGCGAGACACGACGTCGACCTGGACGCTCCGTCAAACAGCGATCCTAATGCTGACGAATGGCCGGGCGCTGGCGCTGTAGCGCATTATCTTTGGGGGATAAATCCGTTGAACCCTGAACCTGCCCGATCATGGTTCGCCCGCAAAGCTGAACAAATCAAAGCTGAACGAGGTCAGAACATGTCGATAGCAGAAATCGCTGAACCGCAAATGCGGGAACGCGACAACCTGGTGCGCCACCTGGAGTTCCGTGTCGCTAAATCAGAAGACGGTTTGACGCTTGACGGTTACGGCGCTGTGTTCAACCAGTGGACCGAAATCGAAGATTACATGGGCGCGTACCGTGAACGGATCGCACCAGGTGCGTTCAAACGGACCATCGGCATGCGCATGCCTGTACTGCAGTTCGATCACGGGACACATCCGTTGATCGGATCGATTCCGCTCGGTCGCATCACGTCGATCAGCGAAGACGATCACGGACTTCGCGTCAAAGCTCGCCTGTCGGATAACTGGTTGGTGCAACCTGTTCGCGACGCGATCCGCGACGGAGGTATCACCGGAATGTCGTTCCGGTTCCGTGTCGTTGACGAAGACTGGGCGCGATCCAGGGATGACGGCATGGAAGAACGAACCATTCGCGAGATCGAACTGTACGAAGTCGGTCCTGTTGTTTTCCCTGCGTACGAACAGACCTCTGTCGGTGTACGATCACGGCAGACTCTTGACGCTCTAAAAGATCCCGAGGTGCGAGACGAAATCGCTCGCATCCTGGCCACCGGCACCGACATCGAGTCGCTCGCCGCTATCGACGACCCGGATGAAATCCACTCGTCGGATGACACGACCTCGGACGAAGTCCACGTCACGTCGCGATCACGTTCACAACGCTTGGCGCGTCTCAGACTCGCTGGCATCGACTCGAAGGAGTAACCCATGTCCAAGAAGGACGATCTTTCCAAGCAGCTCGAAGAGCTGCGTTCCCAGATCGTCGAGCTTTCCGAAGCCGACGACATCACGCCCGAGCAGGACGCGGCTCTCGAATCGCTGCTCGAAGAGCACGAGGCTCGCAAGGTTGAGTTCGACGCTCTCGAAGAGCGCGAGGCTCGCATCGCTGCCGCTCGCACCGCTGTGGTCGAGCGCGCCGCCGGTCACGACGCGCCGCAGGTCATGAAGCGCACCGAGGTCGACATCAACGTCGGCACCGCTTCGCGTCAGCAGGTTCGCGATGCCGCTCTCGCGGTTCTCGACAAGGCTGGCAAGAATCTTCCTGCTCGCAACGGCGATCACCTCGACCGTCTTCTCAACACCCGCAGCGGAAACTGCGACGGCACGCAGATCGCCAAGCGACTGCTGCTGACCGAGAACGACGCGTACCGGTCCGCGTTCATGAAGGGCGTCACTCAGTCGCATCCGGCGTTCACCGCTGATGAGGCTCGCGCCCTGGACGAGTACCGCGCGATGAGCGAGGGCACCGACACCGCTGGCGGTTTCGGCATCCCCGTCCTGATCGACCCGTCGATCATCCTCACCTCTGGCGCTTCCGCCGCTCCCGTTCTCGACCTTGCTCGCGTCGTGACCATCACGACTGACGAGTGGAAGGGCGTCAGCTCCGCTGGCATGTCCTGGTCGTACGACGGCGAAGGCACCGAGGTCAGCGACGACTCGCCGACTCTCGCGCAGCCAAGCGTCCCGGTGTACACCGCTCGCGGTTTCATCCCTTACTCGATCGAGGTCGGCGACGACTACCCGGCGTTCGCCGCTGAGATGCGTCGCCTCATCGATCAGGGCTACATCGACCTGGTTGCGAACGCGACCATCAGCGGAACCGGCAGCTCGCAGCCGACCGGCATCGTCACCGCTCTCGACGCGAACACCAACGTCGAGGTCGTCGTCGGC